GGAAGCACAGAAATATCAAACTCCTGCTCATTTAAGGGCGTTAGCAATCCATAGAATCACGGAAAAGGCTCTAGATCCTGAATGCCCGCCTGCTCAGCAACTCAAGGCACTGGAATTACTGGGCAAGATAACAGAGGTCGCACTCTTTACCGAGAGACGGGAGATAGTTAAGGTCAGCGATCCCAGTGAGATGCGAGAGAAACTCATGGCGAGTATCAGACTGGCTATTGAGAACAGTCAGGCAATCGACATTGAAGCACGATCAGCAGATGAACTACTGGCAGAACTCGTAGGAAAGAACAATCAAGATGATGATGTGGCACAGGATGATGTAGAACTAGATGATGTGGATGGCAAAGAGACATCCTTAGACGGGGCAGACGGGTCGCAAAAGGCAGATTCGTCAGACCCACTAGACCCCACCAGCCAAATTTTGGCATTGGCTCGTGAGCCAGACTTGCATAGTATTCCGCACAATGGAAGCGGTCCAGATTCCATACCTAGTGAAAACCCTTAGTCACCATAACAGCTGTTATAGTGACACAGGGTAAACCCTAAGCCCCCACCCCCTTATGAAAACTTCATCAAAGAAAAAAAATGTTCCACGTGAAACACCCCTCGTCAATGATTCGGGTCCCATCTATAAACTAGACCCAGATGAATTAGAGGATCGGCTAAGTCGGTTAAGTTATCAGGATCAAAAGAAGTTACTTGATTTGATTGATAGTTATAAGGCAGTAATGTTTAGTAAGGACTCACACTCATGAACGCACAGAAAATCACAGCAGTCCAAAAAGAGCAGCTGGTCTTGGATTATTTAGAAGAGTTACTACATAAAGACAAGGGTCGGTTGTTAAGGATGATGAGTTATTTGAAAGAACGAATATTAGAAGAGGAAGCAATGGCACGGGCGCATGATGTCATTGAACGTGTTAAACATGGGTAGACATAAGGAGAAAGACGTGACTCCCGCACAAAAAGAGATATTTTTAGTAATTGATGAGTTTTGGAAAAAGTATGGGTTTGCACCCAGTATTGATGATGTGATGTATATCACGGGCGAAAAGGGTAGGGGTAATGTCGCTCGCAAGATGTGGAGATTAGTAGAGCTTGGTCTTTGTAAGGGGATCAAGGGAAATTTTAGAACTATCAGACCAACATATATAAGGGCTCGTCACATTGAGTGAGCAACTAGAAAAGTTTTTAGAGAGTCTTCCAGAGGGTGATCGGGAGAATCTATTTACTATGGCTGAGGACTATAAGAACTCGGTCATTCGGCAAACCGCTGAAAAGTCTTTTATGGCGTTTGTAAAACAAATGTGGCCTGGGTTTATATTGGGTAGACACCACGCTGTTATGGCTAAAAAATTTGAGGAGATTGCCAATGGTAAAGTTAGACGCCTTATTATTAATATGCCTCCTCGTCATACTAAATCTGAGTTTGCGTCATTTCTTCTCCCTGCATGGTTTTTAGGCAGGTTCCCGCATAAGAAGGTGATTCAGTGTTCTAACACAGCTGAACTAGCCGTAGGATTTGGTCGTAAAGTTCGTAACCTTGTTGATGGAGAAACCTATGCCAAGATATTCCCCAATGTCGCTTTGCGCACTGATTCCAAGGCTGCTGGCCGCTGGGCTACTAATGCTAATGGGGACTATTTCGCTATTGGTGTTGGTGGTACTGTTACGGGTAAAGGTGCTGACCTACTCATTATTGACGATCCGCACTCGGAACAAGAAGCCGCTTTAGCCGCCTCAGACCCCTCGGTCTACGATAAAGTCCATGAGTGGTTTACCTCTGGACCACGCCAACGTCTTCAACCTGGTGGCTCGATTGTGATCGTTATGACCCGCTGGGGTAAACGAGATTTAACGGGTAGGGTCCTTCAGTCCATGGTCGAACGAGATGGGGATGAGTGGGAGGTTATTAATCTCCCCGCTATCATGCCAACGGGAAAACCTCTATGGCCTGAGTTCTGGTCTTTAGATGAATTAGAAAAATTAAAAAACGAACTACCAATCTCTAAGTGGTCAGCCCAGTACCAACAAGATCCAAGTGCCGAAGAAGGCGCCCTAGTCAAACGGGAATGGTGGCAAGTCTGGGAAAAAGAAAACCCGCCAATCTGTGATTTTATTATCCAGTCTTGGGATACCGCCTTTACTAAAAACGAGCGTTCAGACTATTCCGCATGCACAACTTGGGGGGTATTTCGTAAAGACGAGGATCCTACGGATGTGCATATTATTCTCTTAGACGCCTTAAAAGAACGGCTAGAGTTCCCTGAATTAAAGATCAGAGCGCAACAGATGTACAGCGAATGGGAGCCCGATGCGTTTATAGTAGAGGCTAAGGCTTCGGGAGCTCCGCTAGTCTTTGAGCTACGAAGAATGGGTATTCCTGTACAAGAATTTACGCCAACCCGTGGTAATGACAAGATCTCCCGTGTAAACTCTGTAGCAGACATCTTTGCATCAGGAAAAGTATGGGCGCCAAGAAAGCGCTGGGCTGAGGAAGTGATTGAGGAAATGGCAGCGTTTCCCAATTCAGACCATGATGACTTGGTAGACTCCGCAACACAGGCGTTAATACGATTTAGAAAAGGCGGTTTTATCCGATTACAAACAGACGAGGAAGACGAGATCAAGTACTTCAAGTCTAGGCGAGCAGCAAGTTATTACTAAGGAACTATTATGGCTATCGAAAAAGCACTCTATGCATTACCACAAGGTCTTGAAGCAGCCTCTGCGATGCAAGAACCAATTGAGATTGAGATCGAGGATCCAGAATCCGTCAAGATTGGTATTGATGGCTTAGAGATTCAGATTGAACCTAAAGAGGAAAGCGCAGACGACTTTGACGCCAACCTTGCCGAATACTTAGATGACGGTGAATTAAATGAAATCGCTGGCGATTTATTAGGCGATGTTGACTCAGATATTGGCGCCCGCAAAGAATGGATGCAGACCTATACAGACGGCATCGAACTTCTTGGAATGAAGATTGAAGAGAGAACCGAGCCATGGGAAGGCGCTTGTGGCGTCTACCATCCCCTCCTCTCTGAAGCCTTAGTTAAGTTCCAAGCTGAGACTGTCATGGAGACCCTACCTCCCGCTGGTCCAGTAAAGACCGTGATTGTTGGCAAAGAAACCCCAGAAAAGATGGCAGCTGCGGATCGGGTTCAAAAAGACATGAACTACCAGATTACCGAAGAGATGCCAGAGTACCGCCCAGAGCACGAGAGAATGTGCTGGGGACTTGGACTTTCAGGTAACGCCTTTAAGAAAGTCTATTTTGATCCTGCCTTAGATCGTCAAGTTTCGTTGTTTGTGCCCGCAGAAGACCTGATTGTTCCTTATGGCGCCTCCGATCTACAGACCGCAGAGCGTGTTACCCATGTCATGCGTAAGACCGAGAACGAATTACGCAAACTGCAAGTCGCAGGCTTTTATCGGGATATCGACCTAGGAACGCCTAGCACTGCATTTGATGAGGTAGAGAAGAAGATTGCCCAGAAAATGGGCTTTCAGGCTACCTCAGATGACCGCTATAAAATACTAGAAATTCAAGTTAACCTAGATATTGAAGGTTTTGAAGATAAAGATAAAGACGGAGAACCTACAGGAATCGCATTACCTTATATTGTGACCGTTGAAAAGGGAACACAACAGGTATTAGCGATCCGTAGAAATTGGAGACCCGAAGATGAAACTAAGCAAAAACGTCAACATTTCGTCCATTATGGCTATGTTCCAGGCTTTGGCTTTTATTGTTTTGGGCTTATTCACCTTGTCGGTGCTTTTGCTAAGTCTGGTACTAGTCTTATTCGGCAGCTCGTGGATGCTGGAACACTCTCGAACTTGCCAGGTGGCTTTAAGACCCGTGGCATGCGAGTCAAAGGAGACGACACCCCGATCTCCCCAGGAGAGTTTAGGGACGTTGACGTTCCTTCTGGTGCGTTAAAAGACAACATACTCCCGCTTCCATACAAAGAACCCAGCCAAGTTTTATATACCTTGCTGGGTACTATCGTAGAAGAGGGAAGACGCTTTGCCTCGGCTTCCGATATGAAGATTGCCGATATGTCAGCCAATACCCCAGTCGGTACAACTCTGGCTATTCTGGAGAGAACCCTCAAGGTTATGTCCGCAGTTCAAGCTCGTGTTCATTACTCAATGAAACAGGAGCTCAAACTCTTAAAAGATATTATCCGTGACTACACCCCTGACGAATACAGCTACCAGCCAGATGTAGGCAACCGCTTTGCTAAACAGTCAGACTACGATAACTGCGATGTAATTCCCGTATCCGATCCTAACGCAGCGACTATGAGCCAGAAGGTTGTTCAGTACCAAGCGGTTCTACAGTTGGCTCAACAGGCTCCTCAGTTATACGACTTAGGGCAGCTGCACCGCCAGATGCTAGAGGTCTTAGGGATTAAGAACGCTAAGAAGCTGGTCAAGATTGAAGACGACCAGATGCCAGAAGACCCTATTACGGAGAATATGAACATCCTAAACATGAAGCCTGTGAAGGCGTTTATGTATCAGGATCATCAGGCACACATCACAATCCACATGAATGCCATGAAGGATCCCAAAATTGCAGCATTAATGGGTCAAAACCCACAGGCACAAGCAATTGCCTCAGCTGCCATGGCTCATATTCAACAACATTTAGCCTTTGAATATAAGAAACAAATGCAAGAAATGATGGGAATGCCTCTGCCAACAGGCGAAGAGGACGAAGCAATCCCACGAGATTTGGAAGTTCAGATCTCACAAATGGCGGTCAAGGCTTCCGATGCCTTGTTACAGCGAAATCAGACCGAAATCGCTGCCCAACAAGCGCAACAAGCAGCCCAAGACCCAGTAATTCAAATGCAAGCGAAGGAACTTGAACTCAAACAGGCCGAGGAACAACGCAAAGCAATGAAAGACCAAGCCGATGCAGCAGAAGCAGCTGCTCGTTTGGAAGTAGAAAGAGAAAGAATTGCCTCTCAAGAACGTATTGCTGGCGCTCAGCTTCTGGCAAAAACAGAAAAAGACGCTATGGAAGTAGAAATCAAGAGAATGCAAGAACTTTCCAAGATGCAACAACTAACTAAACCTCAAACAGGAAAAAGATAGTGGATAAAAACTTGGATTACCTCTTAAATGAGTACCGTGACCGTATAAATATGCTCCAAAACGCTATTTCTGCGGGAAATTGTGCCAATTACGAGGAATATAAGTACGCTTGTGGACAAATACGGGGTCTTGAGTCCGCATGTTTAGCAATAACAGACCTCAAACAACGAATGGAGAAATCTAATGACTGAAATACTAATCGGCTCAAATCCCGATGACGTATCCGCAGTAACAACTCTGCCTCAAACAGCAGAAGAAAAAGCAAAACAACTACCCGAACCCTCTGGATACCGCATTTTGTGCGCTATTCCAGACATTGAAGAGAGTTACGAAAGCGGAATCCTCAAATCGGATACCACACTGCGTCACGAAGAAGTACTTTCAACGGTGTTTTTTGTTGTCAAAATGGGTCCTGATTGTTACAAGGACGAAAGCCGTTTCCCTACTGGGCCATGGTGCAAAGTTGGTGACTTTATCCTAGCCAGACCAAACTCTGGCACACGATTAAAGATCCACGGACGTGAATTTAGGATCATCAATGACGATTCTGTAGAAGGAATAGTCGAAGATCCCCGTGGCATAACCAGACCTTAAGGAGAAAATAATGCCTGAATTAGAAATGGAAGAATTTCAGTTTCCCCATGAAAAAAAGGAAACCGAAGAGGAAGAGCTTGAAATAGTTATCGAAGACGATACCCCAGAGGAAGACCGTGTTAATGCAACACCAATGCCAAAGGACATCGTTGAAGAGCTTGACACCGATGACCTAGAAGCCTTTACTGGCAGAGCTAAGGAAAAACTTTTACAGCTTAAAAAGGTTTGGAACGATGAACGCAGAGCAAGGGAAGACTCAGCTAAAGAAGCTAAAGAGGCTGCCCGTGTAGCACAGCAATTGCTTGCGGAAAATCAAAAACTCAAAACTAAATTAAGCGCTGGCGAGCAGACCTTGCACACCAAGTACAAGGAAAACATAGCCCATGAATTAGAAAAGGCTAAGTCGGAATACAAGAACGCATATGACTCTGGCGATTCAGATCGTCTTGTAGAAGCTCAAGAAAAGCTCACCAAAGTACAGCTTGAATCCCAACAGGTGGAGCAGTACAAACCAGAATTTGCAGAAGACACTTTACAAAATGAAGAAACTCCTGTACAAATACAACAACAACCTCAAAGATTGGACTCAAAAACCCAATCTTGGCTGGACAAAAACAGCTGGTATGGGGTTGATGAAGACATGAGCTACCTAGCGATGGGTGTTCATAGACGCTTGGAAAGAGAAGGAGTTCCGATAGGATCTGACCACTATTTCAAGGTCATTGACACAGAAATGCGTCAAAGATTCCCAGAGAAATTTGGGGTCGCAGAAGAGACCAAATACTCTTCGGAGACGGAGGCCAAAACCTCTGTAAAAACTAGTAAACCGAGCACGGTAGTTGCGCCAGCGACTAGGTCTACCTCTCCAAAAAGAGTCAAACTTACGCCAACGCAAGTACAACTGGCTAAGAAATTTAATCTAACACCAGAGCAATACGCTCGTGAACTTACTAAACTGGAGTCCCAAAATGGCTGAAAACAGAAAACCTCGTGAAGTAGAAACCCGTCAACAAGACATGCGTCCCCAGCAGTGGAAACCGCCTGAATTGTTGCCAGAACCAGACAAGCAGGCAGGATTTGCTTACCGCTGGATCAGAACTTCTACTTTAGGTACTGCGGACCCTCGTAATCTCTCTGCCAAACTCAGAGAAGGATGGGAACCTGTACGGATAGAGGAGCAACCGAAGTTCCAACTGCTAGTTGATCCCAATAGTCGTTTTAAGGACAACATTGAGATTGGCGGTTTATTGTTATGCAAAACTCCAGATGAGTTTGTTGGACAACGTAATCAACATTACCGAATCCAAGCAGAAAGTCAGATGGACGCTGTAGACAATAATCTTATGCGCCAGAATGACCCAAGGATGCCGCTCTTTAATGAGAAGAAATCCACGGTGACTTTTGGAAAAGGTTAATTTTTAATTTAGGAGTTATAAATGGCTTATCCTACCGTAGACGGACCCTATGGGTTCAGACCGATCAATTTGATCGGTGGTCAGGTATTTGCTGGTCAAATTCGCTCAATTCCCATCGCCTCAGGCTCTGGCACATCCATATTTTTTGGTGATGTCGTGCGTCTGAACACAGGCGGTACTTTGAGTCGTGTTTCTACCACTGATTCTGCGACCGATGCTGTTGGTATTTTCATGGGCTGTCAGTTCACAAACCCAACTACCAAGCAGCTCCTTCAACAGCAATACTATCCTGCAAGTACTGTTGCTTCGGATATCGTTGCATTTGTGTCTGACGATCCTGATGCTTTATTTAAAGTAGCAGTTCTCTCGTCATCAACCGCTATTGGCGGATTGGTTCAGACTGATGTAGGTAACAACGTTGGTATCTTTACCACCGCTGGTTCTACAACTTCTGGTGATTCAAACGAAGGTGTACGTAACGCTACTAGCGATTCAGTAACAACTCTGCCATTCCGTATTATTGCGGGTGTTCCAGAGACTGTTAATGCCGCTGGTTCTTTCACTGAGGTAATCGTCAAGTTTAACTTTGGCGTCCATACCTATTACAGTGCAACCCCTGTCGCAACAGCAGCTTAAGGAGCAATTAAATGGCTATTTCTCGTGCCCAACTACTTAAAGAGTTGCTCCCTGGCTTGAACGCATTGTTCGGTTTGGAGTATGCAACATATGGTGAACAACACAAAGAGATCTACGAAACTGAGACCTCTGAGCGTTCGTTTGAAGAAGAAACCAAACTGTCTGGCTTCTCAGCTGCACCAGTCAAAAACGAAGGCTCTGCCATCGCTTATGACAATGCACAAGAGGCATTCACAGCACGTTACAACCACGAAACCATTGCTCTCGGCTTCTCCCTAACGGAAGAGGCAATCGAGGACAACTTGTATGACAGCCTATCCGCTCGTTATACCAAGGCTTTGGCTCGTGCTATGGCTTATACCAAACAGGTTAAAGCCGCTGCTGTGTTAAACAACGGTTTCACCAACTCTGCCCAATATTACGGTGGTGACGGTGTACCTTTGTTCTCGACATCACACCCACTGGTTTCTGGTGGCACTAACAGCAACACTCAGTCTACCGCTGCTGATTTGAACGAAACTTCCTTGGAAGCTGCCGTTATTCAGATCGCTGCTTGGACAGACGAGCGTAGTTTGTTAATCGCTGCAAAACCACGTAAGTTAATTGTTCCACCCGCACTACAGTTCGTTGCAACCCGTTTGCTCGAAACCCAATTGCGTGTTGGTACAACTGACAACGACATCAACGCTTTAGTAAACAATGGTTCGATCCCAGAAGGTTATTCAGTTAATAACTACCTGACCGATCCAAATGCTTACTTCCTCTGTACTGATGTTCCAAATGGTATGAAGCATTTTGTTCGTACTCCTTTGAGCAACAGCATGGACGGTGACTTCGATACTGGTAACGTTCGTTACAAGTCTCGTGAGCGTTACAGCTTCGGCTGGTCTGATCCCCTCGGTATGTGGGGTTCACAAGGCGCTTAATGTGCTAAAAAAGGGGAGCCAAAAACTCCCCTTTTTCTTTTATTTGTAGTAAGATTGTTTCAAGACTAGGACTAATTTGTCCATATCAGCCCGCCTAGGGGACGATGCACCGATGATATGGGTTTATGTGCATATAAGGAGAACCTCATGGGTTTCGCTACACACCTAGGTCCTTGGTTATTAGGGACTGTTAAAAACACCACTGGCACTACTGCTGGTTCTATTCGCAACACAGGCTGCACCGTAGTTGCTCAAAATGCTACTTTAGGATTTGCCAACGGAGCAACAAACGTATTCACAATTCCTGCTGGAGCTTTAATTACAGGCTTTCAGTTAATCACTACAACAGGCTATGCTGGCGGTACAACCCCAACAATTACCCTGTCTAGTGGTGCTACTACTATTACCTCTGGATTAACAAACCCATCCGCAGCGGGCGTGTCTAGCTTTACTATTGCTACTACTGGGGCAGCTTTTATGGCTAACGTAGGAACTACAGACGCTATCATTACTGCTACTTTAGCTGGTACATCTACTTCAGGTGCATCAGTTTTGGTTGCTACATATGTGGTTCGTAATTCTGATGGCGGTCAGTTCCAAACGACCTTTAATAATTAATCTGGCGGGTTAGGGTTTTCCCTAGCCCACTTAACATCTTAGGAGATTAATTATGGCAATGCAATCAGATGTACAAGCGTCAGCACCGCTAACTGCGACTGGACAAGTCACTAATAATGCTGGTACTCCCGCCAATTTAGGGCGTATCCGTATTAAAAGCCTTTATGTAGTACCAGGATCAACCGCTGGTTCTGTTGTCTTTAGAGATAACGGAGCAAGTGGAGATATTCTTTTGACCCTAAATACCCCAGCCGTAGCAAATGCTGGTGCATATAGCGTCATTATTCCTGGCGAAGGTATTTTGGTTGAAACTAATCTACACGGCACTGTAAGCAATACAGCGTCTGTAGTTGTCTTTTACGGATAAAAAATGTCAGAACCAGTACAAGCACAAGGTTCATTTAATTTAGTAGGCAGGAAGATCATGCTTGGTCTTCCCGCTTACGACTTTAAAGTTTCTGTAAAACTAGCTATCTCATTAGCCCAGTTTTGCGTAGAAGCACCTAAACATGGAGTACAAATCCAGATCTGCAATATATCTGGTTGTTCCGTAGTTTCCCGTGTGAGAAACCTAATAGCTAAAGATTTCTTAGCCTCAGACTGCACGGATCTAATGTTTATTGATTCAGACATCAACTTCAACGCAGAAGACATTTTCCGTTTAATGGCTTGGAATATAGATCCTAA